TTTGTAATATTATTTTGATTTCCTGTTTTAGAAAATGGTTCTTTACTTGATATTTGTTCTTGTGATAGTTGTAGTTGTGGGGTTCTGTCTAATATCCCACTATTAAATGCCTTTCCATTATTTTTAGTTGACAATGAAAAAGGATCATCATTTTGTTCATAAACACTAAAAGTTTGTACTTTTCCATTTCCTAAAAAAGCGTTTTTAATAGAAGTATTTGCGTTTTGTAAAATAAAACTATTTCCTAAATATGCCGCACTTGCTCCTACTCTAAGGAATTGATCATTAATTATAGCGTTACTTAAATTTTCATCATTTACTGTAGGACTAATGTTTATGTCCCCTATAGTATAAGAAGTTTTACCCCCACTTCCTATTTGATTAGCAGGTGATAAAGGATTACTACCAAAATTATTAACATCAAATTGGTTTGCAAAAGTGTTAAATCTAGTTACTGACCCCCAAGTTACTTTTGGTTTTTCTCTTGTTGTATTGGGATTATTAATACCTGTTCTTTGGTCATTCACCATTTTAATGTTGGTTTTACCAACACCTAAAGTAGCACCTGGCCCCCCAGAATAAGAATATAAATCATTGACACCTTGAGTATCTGTATTAACTTTGTCAAGTAAACCAAATAATCTACTTTTAGGACCATCAGTTGCATTAGTATGAATAGTATTTAAATATGTAGGTAAACCTAAAAGAGAATTTCCATCAGGGGATCCAATTGTAGTTTTAAAATTAAATCCTAAACCTTGTTTATCTAAATGAAGTCCTATAGCATTACCTGCTGCTTGACCTATTGTAGATAAAGGTAGATATATACCCTGATTTAATGGGGGTACTAAACTACGTAAAAGATTACCAATAGCTGTTCCTTCAGGTGGGGGTGTATTCGATTCTTTAAATTCTTTATACCCTACTTGAGAACTAACGTTAGTTAAAGATAATAAATTTTGTTTTGCTATGAATAAAGGTCCTCTAGGAGATTTAAAATCGAAAAACATTTTAGTCATCCTTGAGACATCGTTAACTACAATCTTAGGTAATAGTGTACCCCCTCTTAGTAAAAAATCTGGACCACCTGTTCTTCCTACATCAGAAAGGTCTTCCGGAATTGATGTTTTTACATAGGGTTGGTTACTATTACCCCCTCCAACTGTATCCTTACCATATCTTAAAGATTTAAGATTGGTTGTTAAGTTAACTAATGCCATATCCTACTTTTAAGTTGGAAGATTATCCAAATATCTTGTAGGTGCTGCTGGAGACTCTAATGTTGATGGTGGAGGTAAAACTCCATTTACTGGAGATACATTTGCTGCATCTGGGTTTCCTATGGTAGAATATTGTCTATGTAAAGTAGACGTTGCAAATTCTGGTGTACTAGGCGTTGACCCATTCAGACTTGTAGCTGAAGCTTGACCTGATATTAATTTGTTTAATAAGCTCATAATTGTTTGTTTTATTATAAATATTAAATTATTGTACTTCGTACATACCTAAAGGAGACATTTCTGGTGTCTTCTTAAATATTTTTTCTAATAGGGCATTTGTTGTACTCATATCTGTTTTACTTTCAACAACTGTGTTATTTTGTACTGTTTCTGGTTGTGAATTAGGTGAAGTATTTCCTCCTGCTAACATTTGTCCTAATCCCGGTGCAGCAGCAAATTCATCATTCTTTGATAGTTCAAATAATCCTCCTTCTGCTGGTGAAACCATAGTCCTACCTGAGGAGGAAAACATATCACCTACACTTTCTGCCTCTGAAGAAGCGTTATAAAATGCAGACATTATAGCTGCTCCTGCTGCTAGACCTAGAACAGGTCCTACAACAGGAATCCAAGCTAAAGCTCCATATGCTAAGGCGGCGGCTAAAACAGCAAATATCCCACCTACAATTGTACCCAGTGCTCCCATTTCTTTCAGTTTTCCAAGAAATCCCCCAATTAAAGATGATACATGCATTATACCACTAACTATAAATCCTATACCTTCAATTAATGGAGTCAATGCCATCCCCACAGCTAAAATAGGTTCTGCTAAAGTTACAAATACTTCTTTTAATTTATCTATTGTATTAGCAAGCCTTTCTGCTTGACTTTGTTGGTTTTTTAAACCATCAACTCCCTCGTCTGCTAATTTTTTCTGGGTTGCTTCTAATCCTATTGCCTCTATACTGGCGTTAATTAATTTTTCTTTTTCTTCTGCTTGTTTACCTGTAGCACCTACTAATTGTTCTTGTACGTATAAGGTTTTTGCTAAATCTTCTCTATTCATACCAACAGATTTAGCTAAGGCTTCCTGTTGTATTCTGTTCATCTTAGAAAATTCTGCAGAATCACCTATTTGGTTAGATATTTCTTTTGCTACTGTTGCTAAATCATTATTTAAAGCTGCTTGTCTTGCTTTTTCTAAATTAATATCTTTTCCTAATAACAATTCAGCTTCTAATTCTGATGATATAGAACTTTCAAAATCTAGTAAACTATTTGCTATGGCATCTACTTTATCTAATTCCATACCTAAGGACTTAGCTGTAGCTACAGCCTCAGCTATTAATGCCGGGTTTTTACCAAATGATAATGTAGTAGCAGCTGATACCTTTCCTATATCTTTTAATAAGTCTTTTTCATTTAAAAGTACTCCGTTTTGGGATGCTGAAATGGTAGCTTGAGCCATAAATTCACCTGTAATGGTCTCCATATCTTTTCCAGTAGCTAATGAAATAGAAGCAATACCCATTAGCTCTTCATTAGTAAACCCAGCCATTTTTCTCATTTGAGTAAACTGAACTAGCATATCCTCACTTAACATTGTACCTGTACCAAGAGTTTTATTGATAACTAAAAGGGTTTCTTGTAAACCTGCAGTAGTAACAGCATTACCTTTAGACATATCAGTTATATCTAACTGCGAATTAGCCATTTGGGTAAGTTCAGCTCTGGTTCTTACAGAGTCGGCATATGTCATGTTCATACTCTTAGCCATTTCACCTGCTGCTGCATCTGAAGCAATTACAGCCTTTAACAGTTCAGCTAGTAAAACTGCAGGAGCTAAGGCGGCTTTTAAGGATTTAGCTAGTGATTTAATACCAGACATAGCTGACATAAATCCTTTTCTATCAATAACACCTAGTAATTTTTTACCATCAGGTTTACCTAGTTTATCGAATTTTTTAGAAGCAGCTGAACCTGCTAGGGTCTCTCCAGACTTTGATTTTAATTTATCGGCTAAACCAAGCTTTTTAACCATATCTTTAGTTAAACCCTCTCCAGTTTTAAGAGAATGTTCTATATCTTGAGAGGTATTTAAAGCTGCCTCAGATGCAGCCTCAAAAGGGGCAGAAAAAGCTGTTATTCCTGGAACGGATTTTACGGCAGTAGCTAAATTTCCAAATGTTTTAACTCCAAAATTATCTTTAATTCTTTGTGAAGATTCTACTATACCATCTATTTGCAATTTTAATTTAGTAGCTTCATCAACTTGTAGTTTAATTGTTTGTGCTATATCTTGGTCTAATTCATTTTGACTTTTACCAAACTTAGCTTGTTGTTGTTTTAAAAGTCTAATTTTTTGTTCTAAACTAACTTTTTGTTTACTAAAAATTTCACTTTGTTTATCTACCCCTAATTGTCTTTTTCCTATAGAATAGGATTCTTGGGAGATTTTATTTATATCATTAGTAATTTTTCTAAGTAAAGACTTTTCTGTTCTTTGAAACTTTAAATTGGTTATCTGGTCTTTAATAACATTAGAAATATCTTGTTGATCAGATAATAAGTCAGATTCAATACCCGCTTGTTCTTTAACAATACGAAGTTGTTCTTTAAATAGCCTATTTTGATCCGCTATTAATTCCTTTATAGTTTTAGCTGTTTCTTCTTGTTTTTTAGACACAATGGTATTTTATTATAAATATGGTTACTTATAACTTGTTTTACCTCTATAGGGTTTAGATGCTTCGGTAAATGCAGGGGTATTAACTTTACCGTCAGCATTAATTAGATTTTTAGTTCCTTTACCTCCACTTTTGGCATTTTCGTATGATTTTTTCTCTTCAGCATAAAAATCTTTTATTTCTGAGTAAGTGAATTTTCTTAACCAAATAGGCATATTATAAACAGAGGGATAATCATATCCACCTTTACTATGAAATAGTATTTGGTGAATCATTTTAAAAAGATTTAAACGTGCCTCAGGGGCATTAGTTATAGTCAGGCCAAAAAAAGTTTAGACCAATTGGTATGGTCACCTCCTCTCCATTATCCAAGATATAGGATAAGTTTACATCGGGTTGAGTAGAGGCAATATGATCTCTAAATGCTCTAGAATCCCTTGCTAAGAATCTATTATCTACAAATTCTCTAATTTCTTTTTTTTCTTCATTACCATCTACAGATGTAATTAGATATTTTAATCTTGTAGTAAGTTCTGAGGAGTTTTCTTTGTTAATTTTTTTAAGACCTGCTAATTCTCGATCTATTTGTTTTTCTAATTTACCCGTAGCTAATTGATAAGTTAAAACTGTACCAGTTGCTGGGGTGGTAAAACTAAATTCATTTTTGCCTGCTTCAAATTCAGATTCATCAAATTCTTTATTTTCTAAAGTTGACATATCTAAGGTATAATTTTGTCCTTTAACTTCAACATCATAATCCTTACCATATCCTAATATACGAGTAGCAATTAGAAGCGCATTTTTATCACCAACAATTAAATCATCAAGTTTAATATCCTTATTTATAATTACAGATTGTAATAATTTTTCTAATACTACTCCCTTTTGAATAAAGGATTGGTTGGAAAGAATATCCTCTTCCTTAGCAGTCATATATTTAACTTCTACTTTACCACTTGATAGGGGATTGTCTTTAGAATATATTAAACCTTTAGATGGTAATTCTACTTCTTCGGTTGGAAATTTAAATTCACTCATAGTCTTTATTTGGTTAAAACGTTTTTATCAGTTATACATATTAATATAAAAAAAAGCTTGACCGAAGCCAAGCAATTTTTGATAAGTTATGTAATTGTTTCTTAGAAATTTAAGATACAGTAATCTGGTTGTACTGTTAATTGTAGTTCTACAGCAGCACTTTCATTATCCCAGTTATAATCTCCAAAGTTAGCTTCAGTAATCATAGCCCCTTTGATAATCCATTCTGAAACGATATCTCCTACAGGTCCTAATACGTTCATAGTTAAATCCTTTTTATAGAAATCACTATAACCATCTCTACCCGTTACTGACTCATGGTGTAATCTAACCCATTCCATACATGCTTGAGCACCACTTGGAGTAATTGGATCAAATAACGTCATTTGAATTGTGTTCCAAAGTGTTTTACCTTTAACGTATCTTGCAACGTTAATATGGTTCAACTGAACTGTACCTTGAGTTAATGAAACAGCTCCCATACCTTTAATTTGGTATGAAGGGATTCCATCTACATACAATATAAACCTGTTTTGTTGTTTCGGTTCAAATGCTGTATAAAATATTTCGTTTGGGTCTAATACTGCCATTGTTATATAATTTTATTATAAATATTTATAATTATTGTTTTTATTCAGGAAATGTTGCTCCAGTTGGTAAAACGTTGAAATCTAGAATAATGAATTCAGCTGTTTTAGTTGGTTGTAAATAAATCTGACCTACTAGCTCATTTCTATCAATTACGTCTGGTGTATTATTTGTAGCATCCATTACTACTTTAAAAGCATATAATCCTTGTCTTTGTTGTACTGATTCTAAGTATGGGTTTACATTTGCTAAGAAGTTGTTTCTTGTTGCATTTGTATTTTGTTCAAATACTAAGTTATCTGATACTTGTGTGATATATCCTTTAAGTGCAATTAATAATCTACGTACATTTACTCTATCTAAAGCACTTGCTCTTTTCTGTAAAGTTTTCTGTCCAAATACTACAACTCCACTTCCTGGGAATGTTGCAATTGGGTTTACATTTGCTTCGTATAAAGTATCTCTATTACCTGATGTTAATTTTCTTTCTGCTCTTACTACACTTCCTAAAGCTCCTCTAAGCAAACCTGCTGGTGCAAACCATGGGTCTGATGAAGCATCTGTAAATGCATAAACTGCAGGAATATATGTTGAAGCTGGTGCCCAAACTGTTTGTCCGGTTCCGGCATCTACCGTTTGTAACCACGGCCAATATGTTGCTGCATATGAACTATCATAAGCACTTGCTTGTGTTGTAACTGTGTTGATTGACGCATTATATGCTACAATATCAATTACTGCTATACAATCAGTTCTACCTTGTGCTAATGTTACTAAACCAGTTGTTTGTGCTGCATGATCTTGTGAATTTAATCCAGGAGCAGTTATTACATTAAACTGATAATCATCTGAGTTGCTAAGTAAGTTAATAGACTGTGTATAATCGTTTGCTCCAATACCTTGTATATTACTTGCATTTATATTTTCATTAAACAATGCATTTCCATTTTCAAAGTTTTTACCTGTAGCATTATCAAAAGATCCAGAGCTAATTTTTGGTAAACTACCAGTAAATTCGCTTTTTGCTTCTCCATTATTATCAAAATAAGAAGGTGTTGGTAAACCTACTTCTGAAACGTATATGTAAGCACTTCTTCGTGGGAAATTACCATTTGTTTTGACAAAGAAATCTGTACCGTCTTGTTCTACAGTTTCGTATGTGTCACCTATTACTTTTGAAATATAATTAGATGCTTGTGGGTCTAAAGATATATTGTTATATGTTTCTAATATAGCCTTTTGTGTTGAAGTATCATTTCCTCTTCTTACTAATAATGAAAATTGTCCTGAAGCTGTGTTTACAGAAGCTATTTCCCATCTAAGATTATTTGCTGAACCACTATCTAATGTACCATTTGCTGAGTCTGTTGATTGATAATTATTCATTATCTCACCTTCAGATATAGTTTTAATTGTAAAAGATGAAGTTGTTTGTAAATCATCAGCTGTTAAAGAATATTCTAAGTTAGTTCCTACTGCCGAATCCGCAACTGCTACCGCACCTAAAGATTGTGATGTAAAGTTTATTGTATCTCCTACTTCGTATCCTGTTCCTGGGGTTGTGATTGTAATATTTGTTACAGATGAAGTAACTGATGCTGCTGTTTGAGTTGCAAGAGTTATACTAGCTACTGCGCCTGTTCCAAGTCCACCATTAACAGGAACATTTAATATTTCAGTTCCTCCAGTACTACCTGTAATATTTAGGTTAGTTCCATTTGAAATTGAAGATAATAATTGATTAGCACCACCAACTAAAGCACCTGATGTTAAAGTACTACCTATAGAGCTTGATGCTTCAGAGAAAGAACCTGTAACAACACGTGTTACTAATAATGATTGTCCTCCTTGAGCAAAATAATTTCTTGCTGAAATAGAGTTTAAATAAGTGTATTGTTGTGATCCACTTTCTATTTGTCCCCCAAATATTGCTTCGTATTGGGAAAAAGTAGAAACCCCCGTTGGAATACCAACAGGTCCCATTACTGCGGGTCCTATAATAGCTGCACCAAAGGTAACAGGTCTAGCCCCAATAAAGGATGAATCATTTTCTCTTGTTAATACACCGGGAGATATTAATGTTGTCTCTGCCATTGTCTATAGTTTATTTATTTTTATTTTATTATAAATATTAAAAAGTATTTCAAAAATTTATTCCTTTGGAGTAAATTCTCCGTTTTCTAAATTTATATTACCTTCACCGTATTTATCTTGTAATTCTTTACCAGTTTTTGCTTGGTTGTCTTGAAGGACTTTAAAATCTTTTAATATTTCTTCTTTTTGGGTTTTTAACGCACTAATTTGTAGTTCTACACCTCCTAATGCGGCAATAACCTCATTTGTTTTATTTTGATATTCTTGTAATACTTGTAACTCTTTTTTTGATAACTTTTGATTTTTCATATATAAATTATTTTGTTGATAAATATGTAAAGATTATTTAAAAGTCGATATCTTCGATATTATTTGTTGTTTCTGTTGTAATAGTAATTTTAGCCTTAGAATTATAAACTTTAGTAGCATTTAATTCTTTCTGTATTGTATCTGGGAGTATATATCCTCTTAGTCTAATATTAAAAGTACCAGTAACTAATCTATCTTTACCTTGGGTTAATTCAGTTGCTGTTGTAAAAGAATCTATGAAAGCTCTAAATTGAAATCTTTCAGGATTACCCCAGTAAGCATCAGAAGCATATTCACATGCTTCAATTACTTTATTTAACTGTTCCATATAATAAGTTTGGATGATACAGCTATATTCCATTGTAACATAATCGGGCTGTGCTACCATATGGAATTTTTCAACTGGTTTTCTATTATTTAAAGTACCAAAGTTGCTATAAAAGTTTTTTGAACTAAATTCCTTAGACCATTGACCATATAAATTAGGCATATTAGCATCTAGTTTATTAGCTACTGTTCTATCTTTAGATATTGAATCTCTTTTTATTACTAAAATAGGAAGCATAATTGCCCCACTTTTATCTCTGTAGTATCCGTCACGTTGAAATGATTTCCATCTTTCAGGTGCACCATATATTACAGGTACTTCTCTTCGTTCACCATTTTGATAAACAAAGGGTCTAATTACATTTTGAAAATAATAAAATACTGCTTCATCAATATCTTTGATACCAACTGAGTATTGTTTAGTAGTATCATCTTTAAAACTCATTTGGTTTGATCTATTAAAATCAATACCTGTTTCTGTATAATTAGGATTAGGAGGTGATATAGAACTATTAGGGTTTCCTACCTCCCCCCTATCTTCTATCCCTCTAAAAGCAGTATTTTTACTAGTGCTTAAAGTTAATTGACTTTTTGGTATAGGTTTTCTAGGTTTTGCCATTACATTCTTTCTATATGAGGTGAAATTGCTACTTTATCTGCTGGGATGTAATATGTTGATACTAATATTGATATTACATTACCAAATTGATCTAAATCAGGATTTAATGGGTTTGGTGTTCCATCTGAATCATTATTAGGGTATTGTGGATTTTTACCTCCCCAATATTGGTTAGCAATTGTGCTTTGTACCCCATAATATTTTTCTTCATATAAAACAATATCTCCTACTTGGGGGACAACATCAGCATCTACTAAATCATCTCTAAAAAAGTAAAAATTAATACCTTGTTCGAATAATACTCCTTCTCCTGCTTCAGGATATTGTTCATCTCCTCTATCTATTAAAACATTAAATAAAAATGGACCATCATAATATTTTTCTTCAGCTGCTTCGCCATAAATATTAACTTTAGTTTCTTCTAATTTAAATTGATATAAAGCACATTGTTGAGTAATAATATTACCCATTAATTCTCTATTAAACTTTCGCATAAGAGAAACATCCCTTTGTCTGGTGTACATTGCCATATTATCCTATGAAAATTGTATATGGAACCTTTTGTAATTCCAGCATTTTTGAATCTCCTTCTTTTGCTCTTCTTTCTAATGAAGCCATTCTTGAAGTTTCATCTAAATATGTTCTTAATCTTTCTATTAAGGCTGATTTTTCTGCTGTTCCAGCTGCTATTAAATCTGATTGATTTAATGTTACATCAGCATTTGGGATTGGTATACTACCATATTTACCTCTTACATATCCTAACATTTCTTTTGATAATGCTAAGGTATATTCAAATATCCACTGACGTCCTACACTATTAATTTGGTCATAATTAGGATTACCATAAGGGGCATTTGATACATTAGTTACATTCCCAGGGGTTTGCATTACAGCGCTAGAAATCCTTTCATCTCTAAGGATATATTCAAACCAGACTTTACCTTCTTTACCAGCACTAAATGAAAAATTAGGAATAGGAAATACTCTTAAATTATTATTTCTTATTTCAAATGAGTATTGGTTTCTTCGAATAGTTTCACTCATTTCAATTTGTTGGATAACTGCTATATCATAGTTTAAAGGAGCCATTAAATATCCTCCTTCAGCTCCAAACCCACCTAAGCCCATTATTCCTGATGCCATTACACCACCAAATCCAAATCCATTATTTGCACCTAAAAATCTAGCACCTGCTGGGTAAGGATTTTCATAAAATACTCTTTTTACTTCTATACCATGCATATACTCAGATCCCGTAAGACCACTTGATGTCATAAAAGTTTCAAAAGAATAATCTTGAATACTAGAGGTTAAATCAAATGAACCTGAATAATATGTTACATTTCCTCCTGATCCTGCTTCTTCACCATATTGTTCTGATAGTCTAACTATTGGTTCAAAACTTGGTGTTATAAGCGCAGTATTTAAAAGTGATGCCGTTGGTAATCCATCAATGGATAATTGATTATCTCGTATTTTATACGCATAAATTTCATTACCATATGTAGTTACAGCTTCTTCAAAAGCAGTAAAAAATGATCCTGATTGTAATTCTACATCTACTAAAGGGTAGCCCATTCTTTGAGCACAAAAATTAGCAACTTTGTTTGCATCAACAGCAAAATCAGTTTGAGCATCGTAAAACCCGAAGGGTGTTTGTCCTGCGGCAAAAGTACTCACTCCTGTCCAAATAGGTATATTCATGTTTTGTTTTTTAACTTATTAAGATATATTATCCACTTATAAATATGATGAAAGTATGTTAATCTCTAAAAGTTTGATAAACCTTAAGTATTGGTGAAACGATTTCATGTCTATGATTTTGTAATAAGGTAGAAATACTAAACCCCCCTACACTTTCTTCTATCCTAGATAAAAAAGAAAAGCCGGTTTCCCGTTTGTCTTTTAAATCAATTTGAGCCATATCACCACATATTACCATTTTAGAGCCCTTTCCTAATCTTCCAATTACTGTCTCCATTTGGTTATGTGTAACATTTTGTGCCTCATCTACAATAACAAAAGATTTTAGAAATGTTCTACCTCTCATAAATGCAAAGGGTACTATTTCTATGTTTCCATTATCTAATTCTTTTTGTATTTTGTCTTGGTTATATAACATGTGTAAGTTATGATATATAGGTGCCAACCAGGGATCCATTTTTTCTCTAATATCTCCAGGTAAAAAACCAATATCCTCTTTTGATACTGTTGGTCTTGTAATTATAATTTTTTCTACTTGTTTTGTAAATAACATATCTAATGCTACTTGTGTTGCTACTAAGGTTTTACCTGACCCTGCCATTCCTCTAAGCACCGTTATTGGTGATTCTATTATTTTTGCTTTAGCTACCTTTTGTTCCTCGTTAAGCTGTACATTAAATTTGATGGGTTTTTTGGGTCTTCTTTTTTGAACGAATACATCGTCAGTGTGGTGTTTTGAAGCCATATAATAACTTTTTGTTTATTATACATATGAAAAAAAGATAAAAAAACCCGGCCTAAGCCGGGTTAAATTAAATATGTATTTGATTTTAATTCTCTAAATTATAGAGTGTTTAAACCATTTACTTGGATAGTTCCATAAAATTCTGGTCTAACCATTTTCTTCGCATAACGAGTCAATAAACCTTTACGTGGTGTGAAAGTTTCTGGATCGTAAATTAACGGAGTCATGATTAATGGAATGTATGGAGCAAATACAGCACCTGTTTCCAAGAACTGAGCACCTCTAAATCCTAATAGGATTTGGTTTTCAGTCATGTAAGGGTTTTTGTATACTTTGTAACGTCCATTTAATGAACCTACTTTTTGTACACCAAATGCATAAGTTGCTTTTGAAGCATCACCATCAGTATCAGCAGCAAATCCTGGAATTGATTCCATGATTGTACCTACAGCTGGAGAACATACTAGGAAGTTTGCACCACCTCTTAATGTTTTCTGGTGAATAATGTTACTTAACTTTTGGATTTTAGTTCCTAATGTTTGGAACCATTGTCCTTGAGAATTGTAAAATCCTAAGTTTGAAATATCACCCATTTTAGTACCATCAGCAACAATAGATCTATTATTTACAGCAGACCATACTTCGTTTCCTGCAGCTGCATTTTCGATCAACATACTTAAGATCTCTAAGTCAATTTCTAATGAAATATACTCACTTAAGATTGAAGTCAATTCAGCTTCAGCATCTAATGCGTGGTATGCATTTAAATCTTGTGCGAATTCTGGAGTCCATACTGCTTTCAATTTTCTAGTTTTAGCAACGATTGCAGATGATTTCATCTGTACATTGATTTCTGGAATTTTGATTGCTGGTGAATTTAAACCATTTGGTTCTGCGTTATTGTCTTCAAAATCACCTCTGTATCTATCAGTTGGTTGTAATTGGTAAACAACAGAAACGTTATCACCTGCTGCGAATGCAGTTGCTCCGTTTGCTAGTTGTGTTTTTGCTACTACAAAAGCAACATTTTCACCTTCTAGTTTTGTAAAAGCTGATACTTGCTCTCCAGCTGAAGCTGAAATAGCATCATATGCTTGAGAACCTGAGAATAATTGGAATGCAGAAACACCAGCAACATCTACGAAATCTAAAGATGCAGTTGGTACTAATACTTTCCAGTAATCTGCAGCAGCAGCTGATGCTGAATAATCAGAATCAAAGTCAAAATCTGACCAGATTGCAGCTGCTAAAGGAGCAGATGCATCAGCAGCGATTGAAGCTGAATTGTTAATTGAATATCCGAAACGACCTGCTCCGTATAATCCACCTGTGTTAGTATTTCCAAATGGTTTGTCTATACCATCCGCCGTTTGGTTTCCATATAAAGAATCTCCTGCTGAGAATGGTGATTTGTCACTTCCATATTGGAAGTCTAAGAAAAATACTAGACCTGAAGGTAAGTTCATTGGTTGAACACTAACGAATTCTTTCGCTGCGATTTGACCAAATACTTTTCTTACCAATGGTAAAGCAACTCCTGCCCACTGACCACCTGTATTAACAGCTGTTTGTGATTGGAATGTTCCTGAAGATGCAGCACCACCACCTGTTTGAGATGATTCTACAACTAATTGCTTAGCTTGGTTTTCCAATATGATACCCATATTGTTTTTGTTTGATCCTTCTAGACCCTCTAGAAGACCTGTTTTTTCCCATTTTCCAGATAATCTGGCTGCATCAGACTGCATAGACTGATATGGGTTTGCGCTTTCTAATAATGAATTTAAGCTCATGTTTTTTAAATTTTAAATTTTAATAATTGTTTTTTAGATTAATCCCGCTAACTTACGCATACGGTCATATACCTCATTTGATTCAAGAATTGGTTGTTTTGTTGCTTTTGGTTCTAAACCACTAGCTTTTGAAGCAGCACCTCTTTTAACTGATTCATTAATTTTAGAATTTGTAATTGTGTTTACAATTCCTTCGTTTAATGTTTCATAAATGGTTTTTGCTTGTTTAACATCCATTGCTTTGTCAAATGCTTTCAAAACTTTTACTTTTTTACTTTCTGTTAAGTTTTTTGCTTTAAAGATTCTATTAGTATAAAGTAGCTTAGCATTTAAAAGATTAACTTCTTGAAGTTCTTTTTTAAGTTCTTCTACTTCATCTAAATATTCTTCTTCGTTACGCATTGCTGCTCCTGCACCCGCACCTAATGCCTGTAAAGCGGCATAAGCTTTTTTAGCAGCTGGTCCTGCAGCTTTAGATAATTTCTTTAAAGCATTAACAATGTTTTCTAGACCACCAGCGGCTGCATCTACTGTAGCGTCACCCATTTCGTCTAAGTTTTCAGAAACATCTCCGTTTTTAGCAAATCTTCCTTTCTGAGCTTTTATCTCAGTTGGGGAATCATCTTTATCTCCGTCTTTGTTACTGTAACCTTCATCTAACTCAACATCAACTTCGACGTCTTCGTCTTCAACTTCAACATCTACGTCTTCGTCTTCAACTTCAACATCTTCAAATTCTTCACCTGGTTCTATTTCCCCAGATTCGACCATGTCTTTAATGACATCTTCGATGAATCCTTTTAAGTCATCTTCAGACATATCTTCAAGGTCAATTTCCTCGTCATCCATGTCTTCTTTCTCGTCTTTTTCTCCGTCCAAGTAGCCTTCTTCCTCAGCATCAGTACGTTCGTCCTCTTTCAAGTCCGCTTTTTCGTCCTTCATACCGTCTTTGTAGCCTTCTTCTTCAGCATCTGTACGAGCATTTTCATCTAACTCTAATTCTGCTAATAATTCATCCAGATCAATTTCCTCGTCTACTTCATCTTCTTGAACCGTTGATTGTCCCACTTTACGTGGAGCTAGGTCTTTTAAAGAATCACCAGCAGGTGAATTTTTTCTTTCAAAACTAGGAGCATCCATTTCTTTTACTTCCT